ATCGCTGACATTGGTAAACTTCATAACACAATTTCTTTCACCATCAATGATGGTTTGTGAAGTTACTGCATCAGCCATAGTTTACTCCTTATGATTGGTCAGTAAATGCTGGAGCATCTGCACCTTCTTGGTTGCCCCAAATATACCAGTTGGTAGAGTCTTTAGCTAATATGTTTATATCAAATAAACCAAAGTCAGTTAAAGTAAGAATGGAGTTTGAATCACCATCAGCATAGACAGAAACATTATCTGCGTTAGAGTCTAGATGCACAATTCCACCTAAGTAGAAATTAGTATCTGAACCTGTATCAATAATAAGGTTTTCTGTTTCTTCTGCTGCACCACCATAAATTAGTTTGAAATAAACTCCTGCTGAAGGTGAAGGCAATGAAAGTGTGCAGTTTGCTGAAAGTGCTGGCACTACTGCCACCCTTCCACCATGAGTTGCTGCGGTTAAAGAAATAGCCGTTGTATCAGCTAAAGCTACAGGTGCAACTTGCATACCTGAACCATCTAAAGTAAAAGATGTTGATATAGCACCTGTGCTTGAATTTTTTGAAATGACTTTAAAGCCATTCTCAGACCTTACTGGTCCATTAAAGGTTGTGTTTGCCATAATTAAGTCTCCTTAAAAATCTATCGTCTTGGCTTGTCTGCTAGGTCAGTCGATAGAAAAAATTACCTAGATACGAAAAAAAGGGGAGCATAGCTCCCCCTTCTTATTTTAGCTTGAGCCTGGTGAACCGAAGATTCCAAGCGGGTCAGATACTCCAAAGGAATATCTTTCTCTAGCTTTGTATCTTACGTTTCCAGTATCGAAGTCTCCATCCATGCTTGTAGTCATTGGACTTCTGACAAAGTGCTTCATTCCATCAGGAACATCTGTTGTTATGAAGTAGGCATTAGTATCAGTTAAATAATGATTAACTGCATAGCCTTCAGGTATAACACCATTGTTTCTGATAGCGTTGATGTCATTGTCAGCAGTACCAATTCTGTACTCGCTTTCTAATAGACGGGTTGCAACAAATTGCAAATCAGTTGGAACGATAAGCTTTCTAGCTCTAGCTGCAATTTTAAGACCTCTTTCATCAGTCCACTTGCTGATTTGAATGATGTTGTCTTCTAATGAAGTCTCATTCAAGTCTGCACCTGTGACTGGTCTGTTAGAGTTCTTACCGCCAGATACTAGAGGGTGACCATCTCCACCTGTTACTCCATCACCACTTGCTGTAAATAGGTTAACCCCATCTCCAGATTGGAATGAATTTGTAAAGCCGTTATTCAACGGAGCAGCAGCTTTCACTTGTTTTGTGTAAGCCATTGCTCTCGCTAAAGCTTTAGTGTATCTGCCTGAAAGACTAACGTATAAATTATCTTCCATTGCTTCTTCTGTAACACTAAATCCTAAAGCGATTGTTTCGTGTGTATAACGAGCTACAAAAGACTCCTGTGCAGTATCAAAAGATATTGACGCACCTTCGTCTTTAACAGGAGCAGCAGCAAAACCCGACAACTTTAGTTCCTCTTCAAAACTTCTTTCAGAGTTTTCAGTTGTATATATTTGCTCGTGCTCGTTCTCGTAGTTATTGTACTCTTCTCCAAACAGGGCATTTAGACCTGGAAGAAGCTGCTTGAGCTCATTCGCTCTTGATATAGCTGCCATATTATTCTCCTTATCCTATGCCTGTGGTGTTAAGTAACTGATGTCCAACATTGAACATCACCAAAACGTCAGTAAAGCTGTCACCAATTTCACTATCTGGACCATCAACAAAGTCAATAATCTTTAAAGGTAGTGTGTTAGTAGTAGCTGCTGTACTTCCGTCAATAGCATTTCTGCTTGTACCGATAGCCGTGCTGCCTGCCGTTTGCACAACTGCAACATTCTTACCAAGGTCATCTTGGTTTAAAGTTTCATCCGACTGCATTTGCATTACTATAAATGGGTCAGATGCGACATAAGCAACGATATCATCTGCTGCTGTTGAAGCAGGGTAATATTGGTTTGGTGTGAATTGACCTGTTGAAGGGTCTGTGTAAGCACATCCTAAAAATACTCCAATGGGTGTACAAGCCGTAGTACCAGTATCTTTTTGAATAGTGGTATTAGGGTTATCGTCTGCCCACTTTACAAAATCGCCATAGAATATATCCGTTCCATAAGCGTTTTTAATTTTGTAGTGAGTAATTTTAGCGTTGTACGCACAAGACACTAACGAACTTACAGGTCTAGCACCGAAAGGTGTAGCTGATGAAGCCATTATTTTCTCCTTGTGTTAAAACAATTACATATCCAAGATTAAGAATCTCTTCCAAAAGTTGTCTTTGATTTTCTTTCAAAGACTTGTTTGGTCGCCATTCTAGAGTCTTGGTCTTTAAAATACACATTATCCACAGAGTCCATCTGAGTTTGAGCCATGCTTTTGAAATGTTCATCTCTAGCTCTAGCCTTGTCAGAGGGCATCTTGCATAACAGTTGTCCACCTATCTCTATGTTTCCTTTTTCTGCCCATTCAGATTTGTAGTCCATCATTTGGATATGCAACTCAGGGTGGTCTTCTGCCCTACATGGAATCCATCCCTCTCGGAACTTCTTCGATACATTAGGATTATCAGAATTACCCAAGATGCTTGTTCTTATCCATCTAAAGACCCAACCTTCTTGGTTATTAGGACTAGGTAGATTTAGGGGGTTTTCCCAATCTTGATTGTGTTGGGTGACCTCTCGGTCTTCTGCTCCTCTCGGAGTACGCACTTGTTCAAAAGAGTCTTCTGTAGATTCTTCTATTACTTCCGTTTTATTTTCTTCCATTTAGGACTCCTCCAATAATAATTGTTTTGCGTATTGTTCAGGGGTTACTCCAAGCTGCCGTGCTACCGCAAGCTGGTCCTTGCTCAATCGTACTTTGCGAGAACCTTTATTAGACCCGCTTGTTCTCGATGCGGGTGCAACCACATTTTGTGGCTGACGTTTTTCTTGTGTTGGTGTTGCTACTTCTTCCGTTGTAGTCACACCAAAGAAACTGGGGTATTCGTTACGCATAGCTTTATCTACTTCATCATAGTAAAGCTTAGAATCATTCTCAGGTAATACACCTTGGTTGCGTAACCTTCTATCTATAGTCATAGCATAAGATGTCATTTCTTGATGCTCTGGAACTGTACTCATAAACCAAGGATTTCTTGAAGACCATGCTTGCATATCAGGGTCTAGCTGTTGTGGTTCTGGTTGTACAGGATTATTTAACTGTTCTTGTTCTAATTGTTGAGCAAGTTGATTTTGTAAATTCTGTGAATATGATGCAGCAGATTGTTCTGCTAAAGACGCTTTAGTTAACTCTTCTTGAGCCTGTGCCATAGCATCAGCATCACCCTCGTCATAAGCTGCTTTAAATTTAGCTTGTGCATTTAACTTTGCCCATTGTGCATTGTTAGTAGCTTGTTGGTTTAAGACTTCTCCGCCTTGGTCTACTATAGCTTGTAATCTTTGATTTTCTTGCATCAAAGTTCTAAGCCTTGTTACAGCTTCCTGACTTTGATTTTCAAAAGCTTGTTTTTGTCTTTTCTGTTCTTCTCTTTCGTAGATAAGCTGGTCTATTCTTTTGCCTGCTCTTTTAGAATAGTTTTTAATTTCTTCATCTAAAGTAGCTTCATCTACTTCTTCTTCAACTTCTTCTTCAACTTCTGGCTCTTGTATATCGTCTACAATCTCTACAGACAAATTATCATCTGCTTCTTGCTTTGTAGGTATTTCAGTTTTTACTCCAAAAAATTTTTCTTCTTCAGACTGAGGTACAAGATTGCCTGTGCTATCAGGTTGAAATTCAGTTTCTATTTTAGTTTCTACTGTTTGCTCACTCATGCTCTAACTACTCCTGTAGGGTCTTCAACTACTGCTTCCACAGTATCGTCATTAATTAAACGAAACTCTTGACCATACATCTTCATGCGTGTGCCTGAATAAGCACGAAAGACTACCCAATCTTTTTCCTTGCACCAAGGACCACTAGGAAATCTTCTTTCATCTTGATAACAGTCAGGACCTAATTTAATTACCATGCCACATATATTACTGACTTCTTCATCCTTAATAGTTTGATTAGCCTTTAATATACCGCCCTCAGTCTTTTCATCTGCTACAGGCATAGCTACCAATATACGATAGCCTGATGGGTCAGGTAATTGTTTTTTATTAGACTCAACCTCTTCAGGTGTGAGTTCTTCTTTTTTAGATTCTGCTACTACTTTTTTCATATTGCACGACTTATAGGTGTCGAGTTCCTATTGACGAGTATGTTGTTCTATCCAGTCCAACATTTCTCGTTCTGCGAGAGCTAACCCCTCGATAATACCTGATATCTTTTTATACTCCTCAAAGTCTTTTACACTTCCAGTTGCCAAGAAATCAGTATGTTCATTCATCAATGTCCGAATCCTTTTACCTAAATATTCAGATAGTGATTGCTCATTGATATCATTATTCATTCTTATTGACATCATCAACTAATTCTTTGACCATGTCAATACCAGACTTAAAGTCATTTACTGATTGCTTATTGATATCAATTTCTTTTTCTAGCAAATCGCTTGCAATTCTTTGTCCTATTTTAACACCCTCTATAGCTTGCTCGCTTTCTATTCTTTCTTTTTCCAACTCAACTTGGTCTTGTTGTTTCTGAGCAGCCAACGTAAATCTAGCTTGGTCTCCTAAAGCTTTACGTTGAACTTCAGCTTGTTTAATATCTAACTCTCTTTGTTTAGCTAGTATTAGTGGGTCTTGCATTTGCTGATTAATTCTTTCTTGTTCTGCTTTCATCATAGCAGCTTGTGATACTCGGGTTGAGGCTTCAGCCACAAGCTCTGATATTCTCTTCTCTACGTCTGCTGGTAAAGGTTCTCCTAGTGGAGGTAACTCAATACCCATTTCTTTTTCTACTTCATCTCTATACTTCATGGTTAAGTGTTCGAGAACGTAAGCAGAACCTGATGCTAAAATACTTGGAGCGTTTGGAGATTGTGCAACTAGCTTTTGTATCTCAGGATTTTCTTGTGCAGAAACCATAGTTTGTATATGTGCATCATGGTCTTGGAACGTATAAGCTTTGACTGGTTTATTGTTTATTAGATTCTGTACCGCAGATACAGGGTCTACAGGCGGAACATCATCTTCATCTGGAACTATGTCATCAACATCCTGTATGCCTAATACATCAAGCATTTGCCTGTGTAATTCTTTGAGGTCATACATCTCAGGAGCAGATTGCGATAACTGAAATGCTGCTTGATACTGCATAATCCTTTGAGCCATTGTTGCTGCATTAGGGTCAGATACAGGCATAACATCTACTCGCTTGTCGAAGTCAGTTATCTTAATATCTTCCTCTTCATCTGTTTCGTAAGGGTAAGATGGCTCACCAAAATCTTTTATTACGTTCACTAAGATATCAAACTCTTTACGCATAGAAGCATGAAGTCTTGCTTGTACCGCAGTCATAACTTTCATGTTTCTTTCTAGCAAAGCTAGGGTAGTTCCGACAGGTGCTTGTGAGTTCATGTCCGATACTTTCATATCCGATATGCTTGCGAACCTTCTACCTTCTTCAACTATATTCTGTAATAAAGAATATAAAGTTCCTGATGGTTCTTTATAAGGTAAGAAGGTTATATTGTCCTTGATAGCACCACCAGCTATATCTACATCTCTAAATTCTCCAGGCATGATAGGTGTATCATCACCTTTGATTCTAAGACCCCTAGCCTTTAAACCACCTGGTAGATTAGATAGCGTACCTGCATCTACTAACTGTCTGAGTAAGCTGGTTGCTGATTTAGCTAAACCGCCTATCATGTGTATTAAACCAAACCCATAAAAGCCTATACCTGGTAGGTATTGATAATGCACAAAGTGTGAACGTCTTTTCTTTTGTGGGTCATCTTCGTAATAGTTTCTACGAATACTCAAAACTATGCCTGAAGGATAATCGACAGTTACCACATAAGGTAATGCGATACCTGTAGGCTGACCATTAGATTCATCTTCAAAACCTTTGAGGTCTAAATTAACCTGCATCTCCAAAACAGTATGCCTTTGGTCGTAGGAGTTGTTTTGCATTTCTCCTGTTAACTCATCATACTTTTCTTGTACGTCTGTATAAGTGCGGTCTCCGCTTGCTACTTCTACATCACGATAGAATCCGTTTACTTGCATCTTACGAATATCATTAGATGACATACGCATAACGTGAGTTGCTCTTTCACAGGTATCTAAATCACTAGCACCATAGTTAACAACTACATCCTCTGAGGGAACAAAGATACCACTAGGTCTTCCTAATGTTGGGTCGTAATAAACTTTTCTAAAAGCAGAACCAGCTAAAGGTAGAGAAAATAATAGCTTCTCTGTCTCAGTTCTATATTCAGCCATCTCATAAGTCAGAAGATAGTTCATATAGTCTTCTACTCGTTGAGCCTGTTTTTCTTTATCGTCAGTAATCTTACCAACTATCTTGGTCTTAACTGGACCAGCAGCAGGAAATATTTCTGCTATAGCCTGTGACTGAAAACGTATTACTGCTTCTGATAGCATGGGGTGGAATACACCACACGCTCCATTCCAAGGCTGAGTTCTCTCTTCTATCTTTAAACCTAGCTGGTCTAATCCTTTGGTATAGGTCTCTT